GCCCTCGACGCCGCGCTGGAACTCGCGCACCCCATCCCCGAAACAGTCACGACAATCCCACCAGAGACACCGCTCATCGCACACGACCACGAAGGCATCACCTTCGCGTCCGAAGGCTACGACTTCTCCCTCGAAATAGACAAAGACAGCGAGACGAAACTCCGCACCCTCACGCCACTACCCGAACCAAAGCCAGAACTGTGGGAGACCTCCCGCTTCTGCTACGCGGACGGCGACATTTACAAGCGCATCCACAGCCTCGGCGAAACCTTCTGGCTGCGCCCCGGCTACAAAACCACCTACTACCGCGACGCCATCGCGAAGCTCAACCCCCTCCCCGTCACCATTGAAGGAGAAGCAGAATGAAAGAAACCCCGTTCACGCGAATGCTCCGCGCCTACGGCATCGACCCCACATACCTACCCGACGACGTGACCGTCACACACGCCCCCGGTAGCCGCGGAATCTTCGTCGAAACCTACTGCCTAAACAAAGAAGGCCAAGTGCAATGGGACGACCTCACCGGCGACTTGACCATTCGGAACGTGTTCCACCCCCACCCGTGAAGCAAACACCTACATTCCGCACGAATGAAGGCCCCGCGTAAACCGCGGAACGAGAGAGGTGACACCACATGCCACGACCACTAATCGACACCGAAACTGCTGCATACGCCGCAGGCGTAAGTGAACGGCGCGTCCGCCAACTTGTGCAAGCAGGAGAACTAACCAACTACGGAACACGTAGGCGTATCCGCATCGACTACGACGAACTCGCAGAAACCCGACGCCTGTAGGCGTGTCGCCCTTGCTTACTTGACACGGTTTCCGCTAACTTAGTGTTGAATGGACAAGAGTCCAACCAAGCCCCGCAGGTACACAAGCCGCGGGGCTTTACTCATGCCCCAAATGCCTGAGCTAGACGGCGGAGACCGCGAAACCATCCACCGAACAGCACCCCAGACACCTAACTCGCAATCCCCTAGTCAACCCTGGCCTCATCATCCACTTCACTGTCAGGCAAAAACTTATTTAAAAGAGCCCGCCTAACAATCTGCGTGAGCGGACGCCCAATCGCCTCACGATAGTCGAACCCAATCACCTGCATCACATTCAACATATCCTTCGACAAAAGTCGCTCCACAACCTCAGCAGCCTCATCATCCATCTCTATGCCGAGACCCCTAAGCGTCGGCAAAACAGTAGACGCGATGAACTCAATATCGTCTGCACTCAACCGCTTAGCCTGCAACTGCTCCTCAAGCCCCTGCACTACCCCGAACATCAAAGCGCGATCCTCAATCAACTGCGAAACGATCTCGTTCAACAACTCCACTTGAGCAACAGTCTCGCGCTTAGCCGCAGCCTGGTCCATTTTCGAACGCACCGTCGCCGCACCATTAGCCATCATCACCGCATGACACTGCCGAACCAGCTCCCAAAGCTGCTCTTCCACACCAAAACTCCTTCCACTTGGCCTACCCAATTCTCTCAAACACGCCACCACCACGCACTGAAACAGCCCCACCTATCAAACCAACCCAAAGAAACGACACCTCATGAAATGCACAGCCCGAAAAAAGAACGGCCATCCCTGCAAAGCATGGGCGATCAAAGGCACGAACGTGTGCCGTACCCACGGAGGCATGAGGAAGCAGACGAGGGAAGCCGGAAGGCGACGTATCGCGGAAGCCAAGGCAGCTAAAGCGATGCGGCTACTAGCGAAACCGGTAGAAATTGACCCTGGTCAGGCGTTACTTGAACTAGTGCAGTGGACAGCTGGGGAGGTTCGTTACTGGCGTTCAGAGGTAGAACGTATCGCGAACGAAAACCCGAACAATCTAGCGTGGGGACGCACGAAACATACGGAAGGTGAGGGGCCCGAAGGGTACGTGAATCAACTTGTCGAAGAGGCAACACCTCCCGTGGAGTATCAACTTCTCATGAGCGCGCAGGAGCGCCTAGCAAAGTTCGCGACGGCTGCACTACGTGCAGGCGTAGAGGAACGCCGTATCAGGCTTGCAGAGGACCAAGGGGCGCTCATCGCTCAGGTTATCCGCGGAATTTTTGAAGATCTAAACCTGACTCCAGAGCAGCGGGCTATTTCTGGGGAGGTCGCAGCGCGACATCTGCGTCTTGTTGCTGGGTAGGTGATGAGTGTGGGCCTTGAATCCTTTGAGGCCGCTGCACGTTTGCTCCATCCCGGCCCTAGCGCGACTTGGGACTCACCGGGAACTTTGGCGAAAGCGTTGGACCAGACGACGGTTCAAACCCCCGCCTTGGACGTGATTGACGAAGCGCTCGTGGATGCAATCAACAAACCGAACGCGCGGTTGATTATTTCGATGCCGCCGCAGGAGGGCAAGTCGCAGCGTGTGTCTCGCTGGTTCCCTCACTGGGTGCTCACCCGTAATCCTGACACGCGTATTGCTATTGCTTCATATGAGCATGGTGTTGCTAGGCGGTGGGGTCGTACGATCCGCGCCGACATCATGCAACACCAACAGACGGGGTTGCATATCGCTCGGGATCAAGGCGCGCAGCACGACTGGCGGCTGGACGGCCACAACGGCGGTGTGTATTCGACTGGTATCGGTGGCGCGTTGACGGGCCGCCCCGTCGACCTCCTGTTGATCGATGACCCGTTCAAGGACCGCACTCAAGCGGACTCGAAAACGATCCGCGACAACGTGTGGGACTGGTGGACGGATGTCGCGTCGACTCGTCTCGCACCCGGCGCACCGGTCGTGCTGATCCTGACGCGGTGGCATCATGACGATCTCGCGGGCAGGCTACTCGCTGGCCCTGACGGTCACCGGTGGCGGTTCCTCAACATTCCCGCACAAGCAAGTGAAGGAGATGTCCTGGACCGCGAACCCGGCGAGTTCCTCACGTCCACTCGCGGCCGTTCACGGGAGGACTGGGAGCGCATCAAGATCCAGGTTGGCCCGCGCACGTGGGCGAGCCTGTACCAGGGGAATCCGACACCGGAAACCGCGGGCGTGTTCCCCACGGACTGGCCGCGCTACACCCACCCCCTGTGGACCGTAGATCACGAGGGCCGCCACATTCTTCCGCAGACGTTCGACCGTGTTATTCAGTCGTGGGACTTGACGTTCAAAAACAGCACCACCTCCGACTACGTAGCCGGGCAAGTATGGGCACTCCAAAACGGACGCGCATACCTACTCGACCAGACACGCGCACGCCTGGACTTCACGGCAACCCTTGACGCGATTCTCGCGATGACCGTGAAGTGGCCTCAAGCTCAGCAGGTGTTCGTGGAGGATAAAGCGAACGGCCCCGCCGTCATCACGTCCCTACGGTCACGCATCCCCGGCATCACACCTGTGGAGCCGGACGGCGGGAAATACGCGCGGGCGGTCGCTGTCCAACCGTTCACCGCATCAGGCGCTGTGTATCTCCCGGCACCTGAGCTACTCCCGAACGTTTCCACCCTCGTCGAGGAGGCCAGGGACTTCCCGGACGCGGCACACGACGACACCGTAGACGCGCTCACTCAAGCACTGAACCAACTGTTCCTCACCCCGCTACTGACGGGCGGCGGGGACATCCTCACCGCTGACGACCTGCTGGACCTCCGTATGGAGGACTTCGGCAGCTACTAAACGAAGGAGATACCACGCATGGGTTTGTTTGATTTTCTGAAACCGGCTCCTGTCGTGGAATCTATCGCGGACGTTTCTCTTCGTCTGGAGGATCGCGGCTGGCGTCACCTCACTGAGGACCCGGACACGGTGTCGGATGTGGCGCGGTTGAACGCGGCGCGTGACGCTCGCGCCCTCGTCGTCGCGCACCCGCTCGTGCGGCGTGGTGTCGCTTTGCGCTGTTCGTACGTGCACGGCAATGGTGGCCCGCAGCTCACGGTGGAGCACGAGAACCCGGACGTCGCGGAGACTGTCGCGGCGTGGTGGGCGTTGCCGGAGAACGTGAAAGCCGTGACGGGGCCGGAGGCTCGCGCACGCCTCGAACGCTCCCTGACGACGGACGGCAACGTGTTTATTGCCGCGTTCACGAATCCCACGACGGGCGTGGTGCGTTTGCGGACTCTCCCGTTCGAGGAGATCACGGCGATCCACACTGACCCGGGCGACCGCCTCACCGTCCAGTTTTACGAGCGCCGCCACACGATCAACGACCGCGAGCAAGTCACCCTGTACCCGGACATCACGCACCAACCCGCACAGCGCCCCCGCATGATCGACGGGAAACCTGTGAGGTGGGACGCACCTGTCCGCCACGTGAAGATCAACGACTTGGACGGGTGGCTGTTCGGCCTGTCTGACCTGGTGTCTATCGCGCCGTGGGCACGCGCTTATCGTGATTTTCTGGCGGACTGGGCGAAGCTCATGCGGTCCCTTTCGCAGTTCGCTTGGCGCGCTACAGCGGACGGGAAGAGGGCACGCCGCGCCGCACAGGCACTCACCCGTATGCCCGCGGGTGTCCCTGAGCTAGGTTCAAGCGCGGGTGCGACATACGTGCAAGGCGTAGGGGAGTCGCTGGAGGCTATCCCTAAGACCGGCGCGACTATCGACGCGGACTCGGGCCGGCCGATCCTCGCAATGATCGCATCCGGCCTGGATGTGCCGATCACGATGTTGACGGGTGACCCTGGCGTGACGGGCGCACGCGCGACCGCTGAAACCCTCGACGAACCCATGTACCTCGCTATGCAAGCGCGGAGGGACGTGTGGGCAGCCGCGTATCGTGACCTCACGGACTACACGATCGAGGCGGCAGTGCGTGCACCGCAGGGCCCGCTTCGCGGCGTGATCGTTAGCGATGATTGGGCGCAGACTGAACGCGCTGAACTTGACGGCACCGTCCCGGTCGTGAAAGTCGCGTGGCCTGACCTCTCCACGAACACGGTCAGTGAACTCGTGAACGCTCTCGCGACTGCGGACGCGACCGGGAAACTTCCACCGCTCGTTATCGCCCGTGAACTCCTTACCGCGCTCGGTGTGGAGAATATCGACGACGTGCTGGACGAGCTGACGGACGACGAGGGGGAGTGGCGCGACCCGTACCGCACCGTCGGTGGCGTACTGACTCGCGCAGTTCGTGACGGTGTGGACCCGGCATCGCTACTGGATCAGTTCGGCCGGTTCGGAGGCACTGAGTGAACCCGGAGGACGTTTACCGTCTCGAGGCGGCGATGCAGGCCGCTATGGACACGCACTTGGACGAGCACACGAGAGCGTTAGCTCGGGCATGGACCCGCGTGTGGGTGGACGTTTCTGCGGAAGTCGAGGCGTCGATTCTTGGGCAGGTCGCGGCTGGCAACGTTGATGACGCTATCCCGCTGGACCCGCGCCGCACGAAAGCAGCGCTGAGGGTTATCGAACAGAACCTCGATGACCTCGCCGCTTTCACGACGGACACGCTCACCTCGTCACTGCCAGACGTTATCGGCCTCGGTGTCGAAGGCCAGACCGCGATGTACACCGCGCAGGGTGTCCCGTCGTTTCGCCGCGCCGACACGGAGCAAATCAACGCGATGGTGGCCCGCTCCACTGAACAGATAACCGCAGTCACGTGGCCGGTGTTGAGTGACACTCACGCGGCTATCGCTCGCAGGTTGAACCGTGCCGTCGCACTCGGCGATAACCCTCGCCTGGTTGCTGAACAGATCGTCGCGGACTGTGAGGGTGACATGAACATGAGCCTTGACCGTGCCCTGAATATTTCACGCACTGAAATGTTGGACGCGATGCGCCTCGGCCAGTACGTCACGGACCTCCAGAACCTCGACATTCTCACCGGGTGGGTGTGGATTGCTCACTTGGACGCGAAAACGTGCGGGTCGTGCATCGCTCAACACGGCACCATGCACCCCCCGGAGGAGGAGGGGCCGCTGGATCACCACAGCGGCCGGTGTGGCCGTATGCCGGTAACGAAGTCGTGGAAGGCACTCGGCTTCACGGGCGTCGATGACGGCCTCCCTGGTCTTGAGGACGGCGAGGCATGGTTCAACGCCCAGGATGAGGAAACGCAGGTGGGGATTCTCGGGCGGCGTGGCTTCGACGCTTGGAAACAAGGGGACTTCCCCGTCTCGGCGTGGTCGGTGCGGCGTGACAACGCGAATTGGCGGCCCGCATATTTCATGGCGAAACCACCGAAAGGCTACTGATGAAACTAACTGAATCACTCGGCACTGTCGCCCCACACGGGGAAGGCCGCATGCTCGTGCAGATCATTACCCCCGGCGTCGGCTCGTCCGGCGTCTACCCGGAAGAAACCCTAAAGGCCGCGGCCGCGGAGCGTGTGTTCGCGAAGGGCACGCAAATGTTCGCAGACCACCCCACGGTCACGGAAACACAAGACCGGCCAGAACGATCCATCAAGGACCTCGCCGGTGTGCTCACCGAGGACGCTTACTGGGACGGCACCGCCCTCGTAGCGGAAGCGAAAACGTTCGAGCCGTGGCGGTCCGTCATCGCGGGAATGCATGACGCGATCGGCGTATCGATCCGCGCGACCGGCACCGTCACTGAATCGGACGAGGACGGCCGCCCGATCATCACGTCACTGGACGAAGCCCTCTCGGTTGACTTCGTGACGAAAGCCGGGCGCGGCGGCAAGGTTCGTGAACTGTACGAGTCCGCACGCCGCACCCTCAATGAGACTCCCGCCCACCCGGGCCGGGCCAGCAAGAAACAAATGAAGGAGAACCAGGTTATGGAGATTCAGGAATCCCAGTTCCAGGCGCTCACGGAGAAGGCTAACCGGGTGGAAGCCCTCGAAGCCGAACGTGACACCGCTATTGAACGAGCCGACGCCGCTGAAAAGCGCCTCGCGGAAGCATTCGAGGCCGCAGACATGGCAGCCGTCGACAAGACCATCAGCGAAGCAGACGCGGACTTCAACCGCCTCGAAACCGCAGGACTCAAGGCAGCTATCACCCGCAACGAGGACGGTCGCGTCAACCTCGAAGCGTTCAAGGCAGCCGTCGAAGCAGCAGCCGCCGACAAGCGCACCACCACGGGTGAAGGCACCCCTACTGGTGTAGGCCCCACCATCAACGAATCCGCTGACCTGAGCGACGACGAACTTCTCGCCGCTCTCACCGCGTAAGGAGACGCACTAATGGCAACTAACGAAATTTTCCGTCACGCAGACCACCTGTCGGTGCCCGTGAAGGCGGGCGTGAAGTCCGGCGACCCGGTTCGTGTTGGTGTCCTGAACGGTGTCGCCGTGACCGGTCGCGGTGAGGGCGGCAACCCCGCTGACTCGGCGACCGTGTGGTTTTCGGGCGCTTTCAACCTTGAAGTGAAGGGTGCCGTGAAGAACGTCGGCGACCCGATCTACATCACGGACAGTGGCCTGGCCGCGTCCGGCACGACCGTGTTTGGTGCCGCTTACGGCACGCAGGCAGGGGACGGCGTTATCGCCGTGAAGATTCTTCAGCCCGGCACCGCGGCAGCGGCGGCCTAACCAGTTAGGGGAGACTAAGTGTCTAACAAGGAAATTCTCGAAGCGTATCGTCTTTTTGATCGTGCCTCGTCCGGTGACTACCGCGCGAAGGCCGATATGGTGGAGTCGCTTACCACTAGCGATTTCCCGCAGCTTCTCGGCCGCGGTTTCAACACGAAGCTCGCCGCCGCGTACCAGGCGCTCACGCCGGTGTGGTCGCAGTATTCAACCCGCACCACGGTGCAGAACTTTAAGCCGCAGACGTACAAGCAGCTTCTCGGCTACAACGGCTTCGAACTCGTCCCGGAAGCGACGGAGTACCCCGCGGGGGACTTCGCCGAGACTCAGTACGAGTTCCAGGCCCGCAAGTACGGCCGTCGCTTCGGTCTCACTTTCGAGATGATTGTGAACGATGAACTCGGCGCGTTCCGTAATATTCACGACACGCTCGCGCATGCTGCTCGTGACCTTGAGGGTACTGTCACCGCGGACGCGCTCCTGAACGGTAAGCGTTCGGACGTGAACACGGACTTTTTCAAGGCCGCGAACAGTAACGCCCCGGAGTCGGCAGCGCTCACCCGCGAGTCGCTTCAGTCGGCTATCGAGGTCGTGTCGCAGAAGCGTGACGCGAATGACCGCCCGCTCGTGCGCCCGAACCTCGTCCTCGTCGTGTCTCCGGCGCTCGAGTTCAAGGCGCGTGAGATCGTGAACGCCTCGGAGGTCCGCGTCGCTGACGGCAACACGACTGTCACTTCTTCGAACATTCTCGCGGGCGCGGTCACTGTCGTGGTCGACCCGAACCTCATGCGTTCGACTCACGCGAAGGCCGCAGGCACGTGGTTCCTCCTCCCGGCTCCGAACACGGCACGCCCCGCACTCGTCACCGCGTTCATGGCAGGCCGCGAAACCCCTGACCTTCGCTACCAGAACGACCAGGGCAACCGTATCGGCGGCGGCTCGATCCCGGTCAGCGAAGGCTCGTTCGACGACGACACGATTCAGTATCGGGGCCGCCACATTGTTGGTGCCGCAGCTATCGACCCGACGTTTACGTTCGTGTCGCGCGGCAACTGACATCAAAAGCAGGGGCGGTCAGTTTTTGGGATGGGGGACTGGCCGCCCCGCCCCCTTTTCTTTCTAATTTTTGGAGGCACCCGTGCTTATCGACACCGTGCGGACACTCACCGGAGCTACAAGCGACCAACTAGCGGATGAGACCGTGGTGGCCCTCGCGAACGTCCTCGGCGTTGACCTATGCGAAACGGACCTCCAAGCAACCCTCCGCGTCGCAGTGTTCGCCGCTGAAACTCTCGCCGCGAACGCCACCCGCATGGTCGGCGTGACGCAGGTTGAAGACATCTCGGTCGCGTGGGACAAGCAGGCCGATGCGTGGTTGAAGGTCGCGGACCGTCTACGCGCCCGCCTCGACGACTTGACGGTCGCGGATGATGACGGCGGCCCGTTCGTTGTGGAGTTCCGCCACCACACGGCTAGTAATGAGGCGGTGGAGCGTGGATTCAATTCTTTCTAGCGCCCGCGCTATCCAGGAGACCGTGATGGTGGATCGGGTGCGGATCGAACGAGTCACGGGAACGTTCAACCGCGCCACGGGCGAGACTGTGGAGACCGCCACTGTCGTGTGGGAGGGGAAAGCGCGCCTATCTCGCGCGGATGCCGCATCCCGCATCGCTCACCTCGCGGGGGAAGCAACACCGGCTGACCCGGTTGTGCTTATCCCGTGGAACGCCGACGGCGTGGAGGCTAACGACCGCGTAACCGTCACGGAATCCATATCGCCCGGCATGGTGGGGCGCGTCTTGTGGGTGACTGATGCTTCACCGCGAACGTTCCAGTCCGCTATCCATCTCACGTGCAGGGAGGTTAGGGATGCTTCACGGCTCGAATGAGATAAACCGTCTCGCTAACGATCTCGCGGCAGCACCGTTGAAGGCGCAACGGCGGGCGACTACCGCTCTCGGTAAAGCCGTGAAGGACATCGAGGCGACCGCGAAAACACTCGCCCCCGTTGACACTGGTTTCCTTCGTTCGAGTATCAGCTCGGACGTTTCCGTGCGGGGGTCTTCGATCCGCGGGGAGGTCGGCCCTACCGCGAACTACGGCGCTTACGTCGAGGGCGGCACGAGACGGCAACGCGCACAACCCTATCTGCGGCCCGCCACCGACATGATCGTTCCCCGGTATGAGGACGCGGTAGCTCAGATCACGGAGGACTTGCTGTGAACCCGTTCGACGTTTTCGACGCAGCCGTTCGACTTCTCGAACCGCTCGGCGTTCCGGTCAACCCGAAGGACGCACCAGACCGCATGATCCGCGTGTCGATAACCCCGGGCACGGTGGGCAACCGGCGCATGTCCGCCGCCGCCGTGGACCGCGTGCACACGCTGACCGTGATGTGCGTCGGACGGACGGAAGAGGAAGCAGCGTGGCTCGCTTACCACGTTACGGACTACTTGGACGGGGCGCGTACCGGCTCACCGGACGGCACGTTCACCGACACGTCGTTCGACGGCGACCCGCTACCCGAAACCACCACGGCCCCACGGTCATGGAGTAAGACACTCACGTTCCAGTGGACAACGAAACGGAGACGACATGAACGCTAAAAGCAAACCCGTACAAGCGACCGAACCATATAAGCATCCGGGGGAGTGGGTACGCGCGAAGCACCCCACGTCTGGTGCCCACTACACGACCACCCGGGCCCTCGCTAACAAGGCAGGCGCGGAAATTCTCGACGGCCACGATGCCGTCGATCGTTACGGCAAACCGCTCCCTACTAAACCGCGAATTGAACTCAAGAAGGAGAACACGAAATGAGCGACCCGGCACTCAATATCATTCATTCCGCTACCGGCATGGACGGTGTTATCGCCTCCGGTAACACCCCGCTGTGGATCGTGCAACCTGAAACGCTCGGTGCGCCTCTCACCGACCAGGCGAAGACGTTCCCGCTGGCGGCTCTCACGACCGCTACGGACACGGTGAAGGCCGATTGCCACATGAACATGGACGGGTTCTCGGCTACCCGTAACCTCACGAACCGTGACCGTAAGCGCATGTGTGAGAAGTTTACGCAGTCCGTGAAGACCGGTGAATCTATCGACCTCACGCTGTCCGCTATCTACGACCAGCAGGCAGGCGCGGAGGAGCTTATCAACGCCGTGTACACGGCACTCCCCGAAGGCCAGACGGTCTACGTCGTGCAGGCGTACGGGTGGGACTCGCAGAAGCCCGTCACCGCTGAAACGAAGGTCGACGTGTACCGCATGAACGTGCAGCAGCGTTCGAAGAATCAGCCCGTGGACGGTGAGGACCTCATGTTCACCGCTACCGGCTCGGGTGACCTGTACTTGCAGGACGTGAAGCTCGCCTAAATAAGCGTGGGGCCGCCGGTGTTTCCTTGCGCACCAGCGGCCCCCTTTTTTAATTTTCTAGGAGAACCCCATGCCCCAACCTCAACACGAATTCACTACCACGATTGACGGCTCCCTCGAAGTGGAGTGGCAGCAGCTCGAACAGAAAATCGCGGGATATTCCCTGATCTTCAACCGCAGCGACGACGAGAACCTGGCGAAGGAAGCCGGGGCGATGCTCGACGAGCTACGGAAGCAAGAAACCGCGTTGAAGGACAAGATTAAGACGGCCGCCCGCGTCATCACAGTGGAACGCCTCGCCCCGAAAAAGTTCGCTCGCCTCATGGCCGCCCACCCCCCGCGTGAAGGCGACCCGTTCGATAAAGAAACCGGGTTCAACACTGACACGTTCGACCGGGCACTCATGGACGCAGCTATCACGAAAGTGGTGGACGGTCACGGTGAACCGGTTGAAGGGTTCAAGTGGGCTGATGTCGCGGACGAAATATCGTTCGGGCAATTCCAGACGATTATCAAACTCGCACTGTCGCTGAACACGTCACAGACCGCTGTCCCTTTCTCGCTAGCAGAATCCGAGATTCTGCCGAACTCCGAACAGAACTAGAAGCCGCGGCGGCTCTCGGCATCCCTTACTCCCAGTTTCGGTCGTGGGATGACGCTGACCGCGACCTCGCCCTCGCCCTCCGACGTGTGGAGGCTGAGGAAGAGAAAAACAAGTGCCCGATATGCGGCGGCGACGCCGAACAGTGCCAAGACCCGAAGAATCAACGCGCGTTCGAGGCCGTGTTTAAACGGTGCTATGTGGGCCGCGCGATCAACGCCGGTATGCGGGCACGCGGCGATGACCCAGACGCTCAGAGTCTCGTAGCGTTCGCAAAGTTTGACGAGGCTAAACAGAAAAAGTAAATAGGAGGCGCGCGTGGCGCAGGAACGCACGATCCGCACAGTGCTCGAATTGAACGTGTCGAAGTTCCAAGCGAACGCGACCCGTGCTGGTGCTGCCGCTAAGGGACTAGCGCGTGAACTGGACGCGGCGTCGCGCGCCTCCCAAAACTTGGATAAGAACGCCGCGAATGGCAGCAAAGCGGCTAAGACCGCGCGTGACCTTGAACAGTCTTATTCGCGTGTCGGAACGACAATGCTTGGCGCGGGCACGGCTATGGCGGCTGGTCTCGGTGTCGCGGTGAAGGCCGCGATGGACTGGGAGTCGGCATGGGCTGGCGTGAAGAAAACCGTGGACGGCACCCCGCAGCAAATGGCGGAGCTTGAGGGCGAACTTCGCGGTCTCGCTAAGACACTCCCGGCAACGCACACGGAGATTGCTGGCGTCGCGGAAGCCGCGGGCCAGCTCGGTGTTGCCCGGGAAGATGTCGCGTCGTTCACGAAAACGATGATCGACTTGGGCGAGTCCACGAACCTCACCGCGGAGGAAGCCGCAACGAACCTCGCCCGGTTCTCGAACATCATGGGCACGAGCGTCGATAACGTCGATAACCTCGGTTCGACACTCGTCGGTCTCGGCAACAATTTCGCGACGACTGAATCTGAGATTCTCGCGATGGGCATGCGCCTCGCTGGTACGGGCCGCCAAATGAACATGACGGAAGGCGATGTCCTTGGTCTTGCCGCGGCCATGTCGTCGGTTGGTATTGAGGCTGAGGCGGGCGGCACCGCCATGTCGATGGTCATGAAGAAAATGGACGCGGCAGTTCGCGCGGGCGGTTCGGAATTGGCATCGTTCGCGGAGGTCGCGGGCGTGTCTGCCGAGAAGTTCGCTACGGCGTGGCGCGAGTCCCCATCTAAGGCCCTCGAAATGTTCGTGGGCGGCCTGAACCAGGTTCAGGCGGCTGGCGGGTCGGTCGCTGCAACGCTCACTGACTTGGGCATTAAGGGTATCCGTGAGCAGGACACTATGCTGCGTCTCGCAGGCGCGCATGAGGAAGTCGCTCGGGCAATTGCTGCCGGTAACGAAGAGTTCGTGAAGAACACGGCACTCCTCACAGAAGCTAATCAACGGTACGAGACGGCGGAGTCTCGTATGCGTATCGCGTTCAACCGCATCGTGGACGCGGGGATCAGTCTGGGCGCATCCTTGCTGCCGGTGTTCGCGCAGGTCGCGGAAGGAGCGGCGTCGCTCGCTGACGCTTTCAATAGCCTTCCGGGGCCGGTGAAGTCGATTGTCGGCACGCTGGGCACTGTCGGGTCGGTGGCGCTTATCGCGGGCGGTGGCCTCATGAAGTTGGTCCCGGCTGTGCGTGATTCAGTGGAGGCGTTCAAGACGTTCTCAACGTCGGCACCGAAGGCGACGAAGGCGTTCAAGGCGTTCGCGGGTGTACTCGGTGCTGTGGGCATCGTTCACACGTTGTCGTCGATTGGTAGTTCCATGAAGGACTTCTCGTTGACGGCGGACGAGATGGCGATCAATACGCTGAAACTCGCGGATTCAGCGAACGTGTATGACACGCTTTTCCAGGGCATGAACCACGGCATCAAGGACGCGGAGCACTTCGCTTTTGCTCTCGACAAGATGGCTAACCCGAACCTGTTGACAGGTATTTCTGACCTTGAAGGCGGTTTGGAGCGGTTGTTCGGTGTCGATACAGTGAAATTCAGCGAGGGCGCTGACCGTATGCGTGAGGTTGGCCGGTCACTCGCGGAACTCGCGTCGACTGATTTCTCGGCGGCTCAAGCGTCCTTCCGTGGTATTTGGGAGGCCACTGGGAAGACTGAGGCGGAATGGTCGAACCTGTTGAAGCTCATGCCGGATTTTCGCGGGAAGCTTGTCGCTATCGCCGAAGCGAACCACATCACTGCTAGCGAGTCGAATCTTCTCGCTATCGCCCTCGGTGAGCAAGCCGTCCAAGTTGACGCGACCGGTAAAGCGTTCGCCGCCGCTGAACCTGAAATGAGCGCCGCAGAGCAAGCCACACAGGCACTTACCGAAGCCAACGAAGAACTGATGGAATCACTCTCGAACATCGGTAACGCTTTCCTTGGTGTGCGCGGCGCGGCACGCGAATACGAAGACCAAATGAAGGCCGCCGCTGAGGCAGCGAAAGAAAACGGGAAGCACTGGGAGGACGGCACTAAGGGCGCGCGGGATAACGCGGAAGCGCTTGACTCCCTCGCTTCGTCCAGTCTGAACTACCTCGAAGCGTTGGAAAAAAACAACCAACTCACGTCCGCGAGTATGCAGAAAGCACGCGACGACATCATGCACGCGGCGGAAGCATTCGGCGCGACAAAGGAACAGGCCGCGGCGTATGCGGACCAGTTGGGGCTTACGCCTGAAACTATCCAAACGAAGGTCGACCTTGAAGTGCAGCAGGCACAGCAAGGCATCGATAACTATGTGGAGAAGTTTGGGGAAGTGCCGCCGTCTGTGTTGACTCAGGCGGAGCTGGAGAAGCGCGCAGCTATCGACAGTCTTAACGTGTGGGACACGCAGCTCACGGAGATGGACGGAAAAACAGCAACGTCAATTATCGACGCTGATCCTTCGGGCGCGGAGGAGGCAGCAGCGAAGGCGGCGGAGACACTCAACATGCTGCCCGAGTATCGGTCGGTACTGTTGGACGCTGACCCGTCGCAGTTGGACACGAAAGTCAAGGGGTCGGAGCTGCAACTGGCTTATCTCGCGGCGATCAACCCGCGCCCGAAACTGGATATGGAACCGGGGCAGTTCAACCGCGCAGCGAAGGCAGCCGAGGCTCGCATTCAAGAGATCGACCGCATGAAGCCCACCCCGCAGTTGAAAGCGGAGAAGGCGCACCTGGAGCGTGTCGTGAAGGCCGCTAAAGGTGACTTGAACTCCGTCAAAGACAAGAACGTAAAGGTCACCGCGAAAACTCACGGTAAAGGCGACGTGGATGCATTGCGCAACAGCGTCGCTGGGTTGCACTCAAAAGATATTTCTGTCCGTATCCACACGTTTGGCATGACCGCGTTGGCGGCAGCGAAGCGCGCGGCGGGTCTCGCTCACGGCGGGTGGGTGTCGCCGGGATTATCCTCCGGCGGTTGGGTGCCAGGTGGGTACCCCGGCCCGGGCGTGGATAACGTGCTGTGGCCGTTCGCCCCGGGCGCGGCACGCGGCCGCTATCTAGCTCAGCCTCTCGCGGGTGACGAGTATGTCGTGAACGGCGCGCAGGCGAGGAAGTTCGGGCCAGTGCTTGAGTTCATCAATAACGGCGCGTCCATGCGGGAGTTCGCTAACGCGGTGTCGGCTCGCGGCAACGTGACGGTGAAAAACACGTTCCACGGCTTGAACCGCGAAGCAGCAAACATCGCGGCAGAGCAAACGTTGGGCCGCGTGCTTAGCTCAGTTAGGGGGCTCGTGTGATTGATTCACTGACTGTCGGCGGCGTTGACATGCTGAATGGGCCGTGGGATATGGAGCGCGTTACGGGGTGGTTCGATACCCCCGGTGTTCGCCTGGAAACCGTGGATCGTTTGGGGCACGGTGAGCACACGTCGGACGGGCGGTGGTCTAACCGCCTCGTTCGGATCACTGGCCTGTTCCACCACGATGATTGCGTGGATCAGCAGGTGGAGCGTGACCGGCTCGCTGGGCTGTTCCACGACGGGCAGACGGTCGAGGTTCGCATGCGGCACGGTGGCCTTAACCTTGCTAACGATTTTCGGTTAGCGGACGAGTTGAAGGTCGAGCCGGACACAGACACGCTGTCGGATTTCGACATGCTGTTGGCAGCCGTCGACCCGTATCTTTACAGCCCTTTCCGTGAGTCGATCGTGCGCCCGGTCAACGCGGGCGTAGGCCTCGAATACCCACTGTTCCACCGCGGCGGCGTCCTCACGTTCGGCACGGCTATCGACACGACGGAGCCGATCTGGAACGACGGCAACGCAGTGTCTTATCCACGCTTCAAAGTCACGGCGGATGCGCCGGGTGGTTTCGCGATCACGCTGAATGGTAGGCGGGTCGCGTTCCCGTGGCCGGTGTTTTCGGATGCGCCGGTGGTGGTGGACATGTCAGGGTCGGTAACTGTGTCTGGCGTGGACCAGTCTCACCTACTGAGCGATCGAGGCTGGGGCGGTGTCGAGCCGGGCGAGATTGCTTATCCGACGTTTGATCTTTTGCGTGGCGGCGCGGGTTGGGCAACCGTGCAGCACCGCGACACTTACATCTAGGAGAGAATCATGGGTTATCCGCACGGCAAGGCACCAGTCAAGATCGGTGAGGTCCCCACACCTGAAACAACACCAGTCTTTCAGGGGACTGAGCCCGTAGACATGCAGACGATTATCGGCGCGCGATACCACACGTCGGGAATCCTCCCCTCGGGCGGCGTGCAGGTCGTGGGCACCTCGTCGATGGCGTACAAGATCACGCGCGGCGCGGTCGTACTGAAGACGGCGGCGGGTCTCGCTCTTGAATACCCGGTCGAGGAGCAGACGATCAACACGACCCCGGCCCCGTCTACCGGATCGAGGCAGGATCGGGTCGTGATGGACACGAACGGCAACATTACGGTCGTGCATGGCGCGGCCCCCGCGGGTGGAATCACGCTCGGCTTGTTTACTGTCCCGGCGGGTGTCACGTCGACGGCGGCGGCTACGCAGTCGATGGATCGTAATTTCGCGATCCCCGCGGGTGCTTCACTAGGAAGGCTCACGCATTGGGTTGATCCGGGCGGTGTCGCCTCGTCGCGGTCGAGCATCACAAGGGGCGTGCAGCGTTTCTTCCTCCCCTCGGACCGGGCGGTGGAGATTACGTTCACGGGTACCGTGCGAGCCTCGAACGATAAAACTCCGGGCGTGATGTTTTTCGATATTCAGATTGACTCGAACGAGCCTCACCGCGTGTGGGTGTCGTACGACTCTCAGTGGGCAAGTGCAGCTGGATTCTGGTCCGAGACGCTCCGCGAGGGTGCACACACGGTGAAGATTACTTCCGGGCATGTGTCAGGTGGCCTGTATAAGACTTCCACGGGGCGTTCGGGTACTGAGGTGAACGTGTACGACCGTGGGGTATCGCGGTGACGTGGCGCGCATTTTTCGTCCAAACAATGACCGGCAAGATCGGTGCTGAGCTTGATTTGGCGGCGGCGGGGTCGTGGTCGATCCCGCTAAACGGCATCGAGTCGTTCGACGTGACTGTCCCTAAAACGCAGCTGCAAGCGGTTGGCCGTGAATGGTGGAGGCCGTTCGCGGCGAGTGTCCTCGTGTCGTGGGAGCGGCCGGACGGGACGCTCGTGCCGTGGGTTGCTGGCCCGATTATTGATGACCCGGCGGAGACTCGCGGCCGCGATGGTGTCGCAACATTCTCGTGCAGGGGCATCGGCGCGATTCTCGAAAAGCGCGTGGTGGCTGAGCAGGACTTCTCGGCGAAGGTTATCCAGCGGTCGATCATGGCTCGTAAGGGCATGAGCCTTGGGACGATCGTTCAAGACATCGTGGAGGCCGCTACCTCGCGGCGTTTGGGTGGGCAGTTGCCTATCGTGGCGCGTTCACCGCGCGAGACCGGGGCGCGACTGAATCAGCGCACGTATGAGGGTTGGAACGTCGCGAATAACGGCGCGTTCAAGCGCATCAAGGAGATTACCGAAGTGCGTAACGGACCCGATGTCATGTTTCGCCCTGAGTACACGAACGAAGGCATGCAGTGGGGGCTCTACCACGGAACAGCAGCACAGCCGGGTATTGCCCAGGACTGGACGATGGACCTGGACTCCACGTCTACCTTGTCGCCGGTCGCGGACGTGGCTCCTTCGAGTGACGGGGAGCAGCTCGCGAACCGTGTGTGGTGGACGGGCGCGGGTGAAGGTGCGGGCACTCTCGTTCAGAAGGCTGAGGATAAGTCGGCGCTCGCGGACTACATGCCGCTGTTGGAGGTTGTGGGCAGCACGTCAGACACGGAGAACTACGCGCTACTCACGGAGCACGCGCTGGCGCGCCTCGCGGCGGGCCGCACGCCACTAAAGCAGTTATCGATGGTGGTCGATGGCTCGGACCCGCGCGCGGAGATCGGCCGCTGGCACGTCGGTGACCTCGCCCGCGTCACTACCGGGGATGAGTGGATGACCGTCCCGGCGGGGACGCGGTTTGAACGGATTATCGCGGCGAAAGGCTCGTGGAACACCAGCATGGTGACCCTCGAGTTCCAAGGCGATCAAGCATACGAGGCGGAGGAAGAGAATGGCGAAACGGACTAATCTCAAACAGTCCCCGGGCGAATCGCTCGCGGAAATCGTGACGAACCTTCACGGCAAAACGTCAGAGAAAACCACGCACGCCGCTGGCATCAAGGACCTCGGTGAGGCCGGTGACGTGGTGTGGCGACGAGCAGATGGCGGCGAGGATTCTGTTCGGACCACCTCTGAAAACCTTGAGGCGGCCCGCAAATCTATCGCGGAGCTAAACGAGGTTACCCTTCCAAAACTGGCTGACGACCTTGAGCAATCCCGGTCTGAGCTGGAACAGAAGCTAAGCGCAGCAAACGCGCGTATTGACGACATTGTTGTTGATAATGGCGGTGCCGGGAACTTCACGACATATTCAATCAATGAACCGGACGCGGCGGGTACTGGTGAAGGTGACCAGTGGTTCCGTGTCGTGGACGGCGAGGTGATAGGTCAGTGGAGGTGGGACGGTTCCGCATGGCAGGCGGTCACGCTTACTGACACGATCATTTCCGGGATCGACTTATCGAAGCTCGAACCGCACGGCAGTCTTTCTGAAGTTGTCGCAAACAAGATGTTTGCCGATATTTTCGCGGCGAACAAAGTCACGACTCAGGAGCTTGCGGCTGGCGCGGTAACCGCTGAAAACCTGGCTGTTGGTGCGGTGAAGGCCAATATGATCGAGGGCGGCTCTTTCGTTGGTGAGACTTTCGAGGGTGGAACGTTCACGGGAGGTCTGTTCAAGACTTCGGACGCCCTCCCCGGGCAGGTGGTTTTTGCGGATAATGCATATAATCCTTCAATACTCACTGATGACAAAACGCTTCCGGGGCTTAGAGTTGTCCCCCCGAAAGCGTCTGGATTCGTGAGTTTTCCTGGGATCGGTGGCCTCGACGGAAACTTAATCATCGACGGTGGGAAGTCTACGACAGGAGCGTCTTCTATTGTCGCAGTGAATCCTTGGGAATCTTTGATTGAAACGAACGGTGGAAAGGATGCTGGGGGTAATGCGATATACACGTCTCTCGACGAAGCAGGGATCCAGACCTCCCGATCGGACGGCACTAAAGCTGCCCTAATCAAAGTTCGTAACACTCAGTGCTACATGCGGACATACTCGGGCGACGCATACGAGTCTGGGTGGGTTCGGGTGCGCCAAAAAGATGTGGAGCTTGCCTACGTCAACAAGGACAATAACTATCTTTCACAGATTAAGGCAGATTCCAACGAAGCGTTCATTTACACGAAGGCGGGAGGCCCGGGACGTTACCTCACGGTGGATGCGGACGGCATCTGGGTAAAAACCAACAAGTCCGGGAAGTGGGAGAAGTACAACCTGGAGGAAACGGCGAACGATAGCGGGTGGATTCGCTTTAACGCCCATCCCGGCATTAGTACGGGGAATGATCCCGGTTTGCGGTTGAAGGGCGGTATTGTGTGGGCGCAGGGGTATGTTACTCGCCCGGCTGGTTGGCCAAAGGGGTGGACTCGGATTGCGGGTTCGTTTGCTGAGTGGCTGCGGCCTACCCGCGACATTCTTAGGCAGGGGGCTACGACGGCCACTCAGCGTCAGATTTTGCGCATGACTTCGACTGGCTATATCGAAGTGTGGTGGTCCGATGCGGCTCCCGGAGCGTATCAGGTAGACATCTCCCCGCTGTCCTTCCCTAATAGTTGAGCCTCGCGTCCAGCGAGGCATCTTATATCTGAAGTGATTACTAGCCCCCACGGTGGGGCTTTTTTTATGCCTAAAGGAGGCAACCATGTGCAGTGAAGAACTACCCGCTATCCCCGAAGGCGTCGAAGTCTCAGACTCAGCCGGTTCGGAAACGCCAGACGTTGAAGCACCTGAACCCGTTGACTACTCGGATGTGGAGGTAGAAGCATGAGCGCCCGCAAAGTTCTCGCTATCGCCGCCGGTGAGATCGGCTACTCCCGTTGGAACGACCCGAAGCGCGGCACGAAGTATGCCCGCGAGACGCAGCCCGCACTGTGGCCTAATGACAAGTGGCTACTCGCGAACGGCATCGCTTACTGCGACATTTTCGTGACGTGGGTGTTCTGGAAAGCCGGGTGTCTGGATATTCTTCCCGGTAAGCAGTCGTACAACGTGAATTACCGCGCGTCGCACGGCGGCCACGTCTCGAAGGCCCAGGCCCAGCCGGGCGATGTGCTCGTGTTCGACTGGGACATGAGCACGAAGCGCGCGAACCACGCTGGGATTCTCGAAGAGCTCCTCGCCTCGGGAAACTGGCAGACGGTTGAAGGGAACACGACGACCGGTTCGCGTGGCTCGCAGTCGAACGGCGGCAGGGTCGCGCGGCGCGTCCGTAAGCCTTCGCAGGTGCGGTACGTTATTCGCCCTAACTGGAAGGCCGCACCCGCGCCGAAGGCGTCGAAGGGCACCTCGAAGCCCGTCGCGAAGCCCGTGAACGGCGCGGCGTGCGTGAAGGCCCCGCCCTTCCCCCTCCCGGCTGGCTTTTATTACGGGCCGCCTAGCGGTCCGGTGCAGTCTGTGAGCGGGCGCGGACGTAACTCCCGCGTGCCCGGCGACGTGATCCAAGTGAACGGCCGTTGGCGCTCCAAAGGCCTCGCCGTCTGGCAGGCCAGGATGCAGGCACGCGGCTGGAACATCGGCAAGGACGGCGCAGACGGGCGCTACGGCAACGACACCGCGCGTATCGTCAAGCAGTTCCAGAAAAACAAAGGCCTCGCCGTCGACGGAAAAATCGGTCCCGCGACGTGGCGGGCCGCGTTTGAGCTACCCGTGAAGTGAGGTAACCGTGCGACTTTTCAAACGCATAAGCGCGTGGACGCGGGCCGACCCCATCGGCGCATACCTCGTCCTCGTCGGCATCGGCTACATGGCCATCGGCTTCTCCTGGGCACTATTCCCCTCGCACTCGAGGCAGGCAGGAATCGCGTGGGCACCATTCATCACTCAAAGTGTCGTGGCGGTGCTGTGGACGCTCGGCGGGTCAATGTCCCTATTCACGGGCCTAGTCGCGAAAGCTCACCGGAAATGGGGGTTCGTGGGGTTGCAGGGCGTGTCACTGTTCCTCACCCTCATGTTCATCGTTTCCACCGTTCTGGGCATGATCCCGTTCGGGCCGCCCGGCCGCGCTGAGTCGATCATCACCGCGATCTCGTACGCGACTTTCTGGGCGAGTGCATGGACGGTCGCGCAGATACCCGCGACACCAGCCAGGGGGGAGTGAGAGTGTGCCTTGGAGCACCATCGGGCAGTTCATTGGCGGCGGTGGCCTCCTCGCGGTCGTCGCTCTCCTCACCTGGTACACGACCACCAGGGGCACGGAACGCGCGAACGAAACCGACAACCTGAAAGCAGCGTCGGACGCGTGGCGCGAACTCGGTGACGACCTACGCGAAGAAGTCACCAACCTGAAAAAAGATGTCGCAGCGCTACGCGACGATAACCAGCGGCTTCGCGAAGAAAATGCGCGTATGCGGGGAGTGCTCGGTGACATGCGGCGGTGGCTCGCGGAGTTCGCGGCGTGGGAAGCGAAAGGCGCGAAACCCCCGCCACCGTACACGTGGGCACAGCTTGAAGCGAGATTACAGACGATCACTGTCACGGGAGATGACTAAATGATTGCAACGAAAGCATGGGCAATGGGCGCACTAGACCGCGCTCTGAAAACAATGGCGCAGACGCTTATCGCACTGATCGGTACTGAGGCCGTCGGCATCACGGAGTTGGATTGGCCGGGCCTCCTTAGCGTGGCCGCGACCGCGACACTGTTGAGCGTGCTCACGTCTATCGTGAACGCTGACTTCACCGCCGGGCCGAGCAGCAACACGCACCGCGCTGATGTAGAATAACCCTAGGAGCCTACGGGTTCTAGCCAGCCTTAACCCCCGCCACTGTGCGGGGGTTTCGTGCCACAACGGCCCGGCTACCGGTACGTTGCCAGCAGCCCCCACTCAGCCATCGCGGCTGGGTGGGGACTTTTTTCATGCTCAAAAACTACGGTTCAACCGGCGAATAATGCACCGCGACATCAAGCCCCGCGGCGTGCAGCTCGCGGGCGATCTGAGCAACCGCCGCTGTGTGCACACTGTGGGGGCCGTCGATCCCTGCCCGCACCGCAAAAGTGTTCAAAAAGTGTTCAACTCGACCACAAGACCGCCGCGATTAGCGCACTCAACCACTACTCGCGGCACTGTATCCGCTGTTCAGACCACTAAAACAGTTAGCGCCCCCAGCAGGACTCGAACCTGCAACCTACGGATTAGAAGAACGCCACCAACGAACCAGCTACCAGGGTAAACGCCCAGCGTGCACGCGCAACAGTTCCCGCGACTTCCCGGAAAATACCGGGCGATAACGGGGGGACGTGATCAAAAAGTGTTCAACTCTGCCGCCCGCGCCACGTCTAAAGCATCCGCCACCGCCACGAGGTCATCCTCGAACAGGTCAGAATAAACGTCCAACGTCATCGCCGCCGAAGCGTGTCCCAACATGCGCTGCACCACCTTCACGTTCGCCCCCGCCTGAACTGCAAGCGAAGCGGCAGTATGCCGAAGATCGTGCGGGCGCAGATATTCAACGCCTGCCCGTTCGAGGGCGAGCGCCCACCAACGGTTAGAGGCTGATCCGCCGCTTTTTGACGGCGGGCGTAGATACCCGCCGCGCGCGTTCGTGAACAGCAGCGCCCCGGGTTCCTTCCCTTCCGCTTCACGGGTGAGCATGTCTGCAACAAACTGCGGCACCCACGTTTCACGCCGCGCGTGATTCTTCGGTGTCGAGACGACCCACTCGCCACGTAGCCGGGTGACTGACCGTTCAATGTTGATGCGCCGCCCGTCAATATCGCTAGGGGTGAGTGCGGTTGCTTCGCCCCACCTCGGTCCGCCGTACGCGAGGAGGTAGACCAGGGTCTCGTGCCGCCCGGTTTCACGCGCGACTTTCGCGACCTCGGTGTGCGTCAAATAGCGGTGTCTCGCCTTTCCTGCGGGCCGGGGGAGTAGTATGCCGCGGGCAGGGTTCGCAGCGATCAACCTGTCTTTCACAGCAAGGTCGAGCATTCCAGCGAGGATGCCGTGCGCACGCCTCACGAGCGTTGCAGAGCCTCGAAGGCTCGCGGCCCATAGTTCAACGTCGCTAGTGCGTATCGCCCCGACTTGCCACGTCCCGAACGCGGGGTTCACGTGCAACCGCCAAGCCGTGCGCGCGTCCGCTAACGTCGTCGGTTTCACCTGGCTTGCTTTGATCGTGAAGTACCGCTGTTCGAGGTCTGCGAGGCGTGTCTTGCCGTCGTTGACGGAAACGAATGTGCCGGTGCGTTTCGCAGCCTCGGTTTCGTTGAGCCATTGTTCTGCGGCGCGTTTCGTCGTGAACCCGCGTTTCATGGATTGTCGGCCGTCGGGTTTGCGGTACCTAGCTAAATAGCGGGGTTTCCCTGACCGCGCGTCCACATATTTTTTTATGCGCGGGTTGCTGGTCGCCTGCCAGGCTGACATCAGTCGACACCCTGCTTGACCAGGACGTCAAGGCCGTTATCGGGATGATACGTCCACGCATAATCGTACGGCCCCGCACTTTCACGCTGCATACCGTCCAGTGCTCTAGTGCGACTCATCATCGTGGTGACCGAACTGGGCGTCTCGAGCAAAGTGAACAGGCATTGATACTCTTCAGAATCAACCTTGTATTTAGGAGCTTTGAAACGATTCTCGACGGTTCGGTCATCGCCACCTTCGCCGTCAAGAGATAGCGTCAAACCGCCGTCTGTAACACTGTCCTCGACACCGCACGCTTCAGCAGCGGATTCTAAAGGCAGCTTGGGAGGGTCACTATAAGTTTCGCTGTCGCCTGGAAACACTCGGAGTCTTAGAGAGCTAACGTCACGTCCTGACCATGCCCACTGGTACCCAAAATTGTTATGTAGGGTTTCCTCCCACGTCAGAGATTTCTCTTGAATCTGCTCCAGTAGCTCATCGTCGGCCTGGTAAGCATCAAGAATGCATTCAAGGTCTTTCTCTGCTTGTTCACCGCTTCCTGAGTAGTCGAGGGAGTCGTCACCAAGCAGCGCCGACTTTGGCAAATCGCACTTCGTTATGACAGCTGGAGATGTGAGAGGTCCTGTTGCACAGCTCGTGAGAGCTAGAGCGGATGCTGTAAGCAGGAGCTTGGCACGTAATCTCATGAGGAAAGTCCTTACGCGGGGGTTTAGATGTGGTGTAGGTCGAGTTCTCTTGTGAGAGTTTCAGACTCGTGGGCATCGAGGGTTTCGATGCGGGTAATGACGAGTGCTTCGGTTACCCAAAGTTCCTCAGCCATGACAGCGATGCGATGATCCCACCGGGCCGCGTCGATCAGTTGCGGTAGCGGGATGAGGTCACGGGCGATCTTGGCGTTGATCGCGTCCTCGACTTGTGAGGTTTGGCCGCACGTATCGCGGTGTTCGAGATGTTCCATTTCGTGGGCAATGGCTACACGCCGTTCGCGCTGAAGGAGCGTGTTGCGCATGACCACGTTCGTGTGGCCGTCTGTGGCGGCCAGGATACTGGCTGGGAGCCAGTCAACCATGTGCAGGTGTACGTGTGGCCAGCGGTCGCGGAACCGTCGCCACGGGTGCGGAGTGGGGGTGCTGCTCATGTGGTGAGGGTAGAAACACGGTGGGACATTTAAAGATGTTTGCTCATGCTGGCTCGCCCCCGTCGTAGAAGCTCTCTGGGGTTTCTTGCTCTGCGTTCATTGCATTGCGGAGGCGTTCGCCTTCGCTCATACCTGACATGGCTGCAAGGTCGAAGTGTTCGGGGCGGGGTGCCGTGACGGTCTCAAGGGAGTGAGACATTTCAAGTCGGTTAATGCGGACTCGAAGTTCATCAAGGAGTTCGTGCGCGGTTAGGTCTGATGGTTTCGTGGGGCGGACGCGCGCCTCTTGTTCGGTGAGGAAGCCAGCAGCGACGAACGCTTCCAGTACGGGGCGGCCATAGGCGCGGGCTACGGCGGCGGCTTGGGTGGGGGAGGGTGTGCTGCCGTCGCGCCATCGGGTGACGGTTGATGCTGGGGTTTTGATTCTGCGGGCGATGGTTGTGGGGTTGTCGTCGTGGGAGATGCGGTCTAGCCAGGTGTACCAGGTCATGCTCGTAGTTTGCGGGCGCGCGAACTGTTGGTGCGTGTAGGCACGCCGATGTTGGGCTGTTCTCAGGGCGATCAGTTTTGCGTTCATGCTAACTATATTTGCATAGCCGCGAATGGTGCGCTAGTATATTTGCGTGCGAACAAAATAAAGAGCGCGGACGCAAAGGAGGTGAGCGCGTGGCACACATCAACACCGAAACCCTCAACCGCTACATGGCAGCAGAAGGCATCCACAACACCAACCAACTAGCCAAACGAATGGGACCCGGCATCCACTTCTCAACGGTCTACCGAGCCGTGTCAGGGGAAACGGAACCAAGCGGAAAAGTCATCGCCGGCCTACACCGAGCCTTCCCCGGCCGGAACATCACAGACCTAATCGCCGCATAAAGAAAACCCCCGCCCCACAGGGGCGAGGGTCCAACAAATAACCACCTAAAGGATACCACGTGAGCACTCAATACCTCACCCCCGACCAATACGCACAGCGCTACAACATCCCCAAGAGCACCCTCGCCAACTGGCGATCTCTCGGGAAAGGCCCCAAATACAAAAAGATCGAGGGCCACATCCGCTACATCGACAGGGAGGAAGCATGAGCGACCTCGACCAGATCATCTGCCTAACCGGCCTCGGGGCGTTCCTCATTATTGCCCCCGTCTACGACCGGGCCGTGGACTGGATTCTCGATCTTTTCAAGGAGTGGAAATGACCACCGCGAAACTCATTCTTCCCGCGAACGCTGACGGCACCGACGAATGGAAGCAACAGCGGACGAAAGGCCTCGGCGGCACAGACATGGCTAATCTCCACCTCGGTTATGAGAGTGTCGCCGATGTCGTGCGCGACAAGCTGGGCCTAAGCGAACCGGAGGAGTTCGACCAGGCAACGTTGGACATGTTCGCGCACGGTCACGCGATGGAACCCACCCTCCGCAAAGCAGCGGCCGAGCGTTTCGGCGTGAAGGTTCGTAACACGGGCACGTGGGCTCGGAAGGATCGCCCGGAGTTCCTAGCGAACCCGGATGCGCTGATCGGGTCGGACGGATTGTTGGAGATCAAAACGACCGGCGGGTACGCGCACGCCGCAGCCGATTGGAAGGCCGGGCGTGTACCTGACCGCGCGTGGGTGCAGGCGCATTGGTACGCGGTCGTCACGGGCCGCACGCGGCTGTTCTTTATTGCTGAAGTGGACCGCGCTGTTATCCACCTCGGCCCGTATGACGCAGACGAAACACTCATGGCTGACCTTGAACGTCTCGCCGGAACCGTGTGGGAGCACGTCACCGCAGGCCGTGTTCCTGAAAAAGAGGAGAGGCAGGCAGCCCCGGTTGCATATGTGCCGCCCGCTGACGGTAGCGACCTCGTGATCGAACCGTGGGACGACACGACCGCCGCCATTGAGAAGCTACGCGTCACGAAAGCCGAATTGAAACGCCTCAGCGACGAACAGAAAGCACTGGAGGCGCAGATCAAAGACCGCATGGGGGACGCGACGACCCTCCGCGACATCGACGGGAACGCTCTCGTGACGTGGAAGGCGAAGGCGACTAAGCGCCTTGACGAGAAGGCTCTGGCCGCGGCGGGCGTGAATGTTGCGGAGTTCAAGAAAGAAAAGTTTTCGAGGGTATTCCTCGTGAAGGAGATTGCAGCCTAATGCTTACAACGACCCAAACTGAGCAACTTCTCAAAGGCGTGAACCCTTCCAGGGTCAAGATTCTTGATGGCCTCTCCCATATGGAAGCGTTCGACATCCGCGCCCACTTAATACGAATCTTCGGGTTCGCCAACTGGGACACGCGAATCACTGAAACCGTCCTGATCTACGAGGATTTTGGCAAGAACTCCCGTGGCCGTGATTCAGTAAACGTTGCTTACCGCGTCGGAATTGAACTGACTGTACGTGACGAAGACGGAAACAAACTCGCTCGCTACGGTGACGTTGCGACGGGAGAATCTCGTGGAATGCCGGTAACCAAGCGTGGAGATGCCCACGACATGGCTATGAAGACGGCTTCGTCGCAGGCACTCAAACGGTGCGCTATTAATCTCGGCGATCAGTTTGGACTGAGCCTGTATAACCAGGGCTCCACACAGCCGTTCGTTCGGGGCACTCTCGTTGCTGTGGCCTCAGATAAGGCCGAGGCTCCGGAGGTAGAAGTCAAGGGGTCCGAGCAGCTGCGGGAGACCGATATTACTGAATCTGCTATGCCGGGTTCCACCAGCGTCTCAGCCGCAGAGAGCGTCGACGACGAGGAACGCATGCAATGGGTCGAAGCGATCCAAGCAGCGGAAACCAGGGAGGCGCTTCGCGGCTTGTGGGGCGACATCAATAACGCACCGGCAGGGTTGCGGGCTGAGTTGCGGGAGTTGATTCCGGCGCGCGCGAAGGAACTCGCGGCGTGATTCCGGAACAGGTGCGGGTGGTCGAGCAGCTCGCGGCGTGCGCGCGGGAACTCGACCACCTTTCACGCGAAGTCGCAGGCCTAGACATGGCGCATGTGGAAGCCCTCGCGGATTACCGCACGTCGTATGCGCGGGCGTTCCTTATTGCTGACGGGTCGGTGGAGGAGCGTAAGCAGAAGGCGATCCTCGTGGCCGAGGAAGAACGGTTCAAGGCAGAGGTGGCGGAGCAAAAAGTTCGCGCGTGCCGCGACCGTATCCGAGCGCTACGCGACCGGCTGGAAGTGGGCCGGAGCTTGAACGCCGCTGTCCGTACACAGTTCACCACTGAGGCGGTGGGGCAGCCGTGAGGAGCACAGGGCCGTCGCGTAAGACGCGCCGCCTCGTTATTGACCGGGACGGGGGAGTGTGCCGCATGTGCGGCCGTGCTGGGACAAACGTCCATCACAGGCGTCCTAGGGGCATGGGAGGCACCCGGGATGCGGAAACGAACAGCCCGGCGAACCTCGTGCTGTTGTGCGGGTCCGGCACGACGGGTTGCCACGGCTGGATCGAGTCTAACCGTGCTGAGGCGTTAGCGGCGGGGTGGCTGATCTCGAAATGGGCGGACCCGTCAACCACACCAATAAAAACGAGCCGGGGCATGATCCGGCTTACCGATCACGGAACCATCATCACGATTGGAGAAAAAGATGGCTAACGAAACTGTGCTGACTATTGTCGGCAACCGCCGATGTGCGGCCAAAAACCCAGATCCGCTGTATGTCGACGCGGTATCGGTCTCACGGTTTTGGCGGCTCGTAGACGTGCGCTCAAGTGACGAGTGCTGGCCGTGGCGCGGCGACACTGACCGGGGCGGGTACGGCGTCTTTGTTTACAGGGGTCGGAAGGCAGGTGCGCACGAGTTTGCACTGTCTTTCACCACCGGAGAACGTCGCCTGCCCGGGCTGGATACCTGCCACTCGTGTGACAACCCGCCGTGCTGCAACCCGCTGCACCTCCGGTTTGACACTCGGCTCTCGAATGTGCACGACATGCGTGACCGAGGACGAGCGGCGAAGCCGAATGCTCGCCTCACCCCGACCGATGTCGTACTGATGCGGAAGCGCAGGCAAGCCGGAGCCCCACAGAAGCTACTCGCCGACCATTTCGGAGTCTCCGAGGCGTACGTCAGCGCCATCGTTCGCGGCCTCAAATGGGCCGACGCGGGCGGACCAATCCAGAGCAAGAACAACCAGTACAGGAGGAACGCCTGATGGCAAATGACACGGTGATCACGGTGGTAGGAAATCTGACGGATGCGCCGGAACTCAGGTTCACGAATAGCGGTATCCCGGTCGCGTCGTTCACGGTCGCGTCGACCCCGCGCATGTTCGATAAACAAACGAACGAGTGGAAGGACGGGGAGGCACTTTTCATGCGGTGTAGCGCGTGGCGTGATCTCGCTGAGAACGTCGCGGAATCCCTCACGAAGGGGGCGCGCGTGATCGTGCAGGGCCGCCTCCAACAAAGGTCCTACACCGATAAAGAGGGCAACCAGCGCACCAGCATTGACCTTCAAGTGGACGAGGTAGGGCCGTCGCTGAGGTATGCAACCGCGCAGCCGGTACGCGCCGCGCGTAACACTCAACAGCAGTCGCAGCAGGGGTGGGGTCAAAACAGCGCATGGGGCAACCCCGGCAACGAACCGGCACCGTTCTAAAACACCGCCCTGGACCCACGTTGGTGGCGGCGGTTCACGACCGATCTAGGGCACGTAGATAATCGAAAGGAGAAAGACATGAGGCAGTCCTTCACCGTGGATATTCCGCGGGCGCTCATTGTCACGTCGAACCGGACCGCGCAAACGTGGCGGCGGAAAAAGACACGGGAGTGGTGGAAGAGCGTCGTGCCTGACCTCATCCCGATGGGCCGCGCGAACGTTTACGTCGGTATCACGAAACGCACACACGGAAAGTATGACCCGGCGAATCTCACGGACACGTTTAAGGGGTGCGTGGATCAACTTGTGGTTAACGGTGTGCTTGGGGACGACGACTACACGCACGTGAACGGCCCATTCGTGTACCACGACAATGTTGACCGTGATGTTCCGAAGGAGACGGTGAGGGCGCGCGTGACGCTCACGCCGTACGCCTCGATTCTGGAGGTGGGCGACTGTGAGTGACCGTTGGGGGAAGATTCACGGCGATCTGTGGATTCACGACAAGTTTTTGATGTTGAGCGCTGAGGCCGGGTGGCTGTGGACGCGCGCCTTATCGTTCTCGATAGCTCAAAAGACGTTCGGTGAGATTAGCCGTGGCGCACTTATGGCTATCCGTGGAACGGACGAGGCGGCGGCCGAACTCGTAGCCGCCGGGTTGTGGGATGAGACCGACAACGGGTGGCAGTTTCATGACTGGGACGACCACCAACAATCACGTGAAGATGCGGAGGCGCTGTCGCGTAAGCGGTCGGAGGCAGGCAGGAAGGGTGGCCGCCCGCGTAAGACCGCTAAGCCTGTGACCAGCGGAAACGAGCAACCAGTAAGCAACCCGAAACCAAACGAAAACCAAATTGGTTTCAACTTGCCTAGCAAACTGAAAGCCGACGAAAGCAAGCAAAAAGCAGAACAAGAACAAGAACAAGAACAAGAACAAGAAGTTAACCCCCCAACCCCCCGACGGGGGGCGTACCCTCCCGACTTCGAGGACTTCTGGGCGATCTACCCGAAGCACGCCGGAAAGCGTGACGCGTTCAAGGCCTGGAAGTCAGCGGTGAAACGCACGGACCGCGAAACGATCAAGGCCGGGGCGAGAGCGTACGCGGACGACCCGAACCGAGAACTCGCGTTCACGAAACACCCGGCGACATGGCTACGCGCGGACTCGTGGGACGACGAACCGATAACGGCGAAGATTACGCCGCTTCAGCGAGACAGGTACGCGTCGTCTGCCTATGGCCTTCTCCAAGCACACGCGGAGCTTGCACGATGACGGGGCTAGTGAAGATCGGGAGCGTCATGGCTGAACTAGAGGCCGCGCGTGAAAGCACCCCGGCTGAAGTCACTGCGAACCCTGACGGGACCGCTGCCGTCGTGCGCTGGGTAGGTACACCACCGACGGACGACTGGGTGACGAAATACCTGAATAGCCTAGTAGCGGCAGGCCTCGTGAAAGAGTTCGCGGCAGCAGACGATCCGGCAGTGAGGGCGCAGAACGTCGAACGGTTGGAGGCGTGGAGGCGCGCTATTAGCGGCCTACCTGTCGAAGGGCTTATCGCGGCGCGTCAACATTTTGAACGTGGCGGTGACATTCCTGGTGGCCGTTGGTATCTACGCCCCGCCGATGTGTCCGGGTGGGTTCGTAGGCGCGCAGAGCGGGACCGTGGGGAC